CCCTTGTGGGCCCCTACTGTCTGGTCAACCTACGCTCTATACCAGGGAGAGCTGGTGGCTCCCCCGGCGGGAGGAAGGGGTAGGACTGACGGGAAGGAAAGGAGAAGTTTGTCGGGGCGGCTGAACCAGGTGGCTTTGCCACTCTACCCCGGAGAGGTCGCAGGCGGGAGCGCATGACCTCTCAGTTTTCTGGATTAGATTGGGCGGCCAGCCGGGTGACAAGTCCGGCGGGCCAAAAGGTGGGGAAACCCTGTTGCATACAGGGGGAAAGGAAGGGGCCGCGGAGCTCACCCGCGTGATCCGAGCGCCTGCCACCAACAGGCAGTGAGGGGGCGTTGTTGGGTGCCGACCCCGGGCTTGACCTGCGAAAAGCCGGCACAGAGGTGGAGCTGGGATATGGGGGGAGGTCTGGGAAGCCTAGACCTAGTGGAGGAACTAAAGGTCAGGTTGTTTTTCCCCAGGCTCAATAGGCACTGTGGGCCCCACTCAAGGGGATTTGGAGAGGAGGTAAAAATACAACTTTCTGAGGTTTCTGGCTGCCAAACCTTCATCAGTATCTTGGAGCTGAAGAAGGACCTCAGACTGGCATCTCAGTGCTTTGTGGAGGGAAGAACAATCACTTGCCCCGCAGGCTGGTCCCTTGGGGGGTGGTGGAGCCCTTCTTCAAAGGCACCTCAGGGGGGGGCCCCCGAGGACGCCCTCGCCCTCCCGTTCCCTTGCCTCCCTTCGGGGGGGGGTGTGGTGTGGCGGGAGGTCCCTGCTTCTTCGAGCCTTTTCCCTTCTTTGACTGGGGCGGTGGAGCCTGCCTCTCCTCCGGTGTCTCAATGACATGCAACACGCGCGCTGCAGCCGGGCTGACCATCTCGACGACGGGTCGGGCGGCCTTAGCCCAACTGCGAATTTTGGAGATGATAGTGGAGACTTCTTTCTTGTGGGACTCATTTGGAAAGAAGAACCCAGCAGACACCAAGGCGAGCTGCGCCTGATGAAGAGACTCGAGGGTAACTGCAGAGAGCCCCAGAGGCCACAACTGAGAAGTTGTGCGGAACTCGACATGCCAGTCGACATTGACGGCGAGGGAGGTACCCCCATCAGCGTCAGTGAAAACGGCACAGTTGACTAGGGAGTCATTGTCAAGACGCACGACTGGCGCGGTGGCGCCTCCAATGTAGGCGGTGGCTGTGGTGCTCCTGCCAGAAGTGGGAATGGTGTAGTCCCAGAATCGGGTGAGGTCCGTGGAAGGAGGGGCATAAGTGTAATGCCCGTGCTCGAGGGCCAGGTAGCTCTTCTCCGCAGGGTTGAGAGCGGAGAGCATTTCCTTCGTGAAATTCCAAGCAATGGCTGGATACTTGGCCGAAGTTGGCACTATCCGCCCGGCCAAGACCGTGCCCTCTTTGTTGAGAACCTTGGTCACGTTGGTGAACAAGGCGGAGACGGCAGTCAGCCGGGTGTCATTCCACGGTTCGTCAGACACACCGTAATCCACCGGTCTGGCGAACGGCAGCATCCGAATGGTGGTGGTGCCGGAGATCGTCGACGCGGACAGGGCGAGATTCCCGGTAGTGATCGACCCGGTGAGGCCGACGGGAGTTGTCACAACCAAGACCTGGGCACCGTTGACAACGCTGGCCGTGGTACCGGTATGGGAATAAAACACTGGCCTCCACCAAAAATTGGAGCGCTGGGCAAGAGAAGCTGGAGGTACAATGTTGAAATACAGAAACTCCAAGTCAACCAGCGTGGATGCGAAGGTCTGAGTGGTCGCCACAGTGCCTGGTGACGCCCAATATTCACACTGGAGATACGCCCCGCCCGTAATCCCAAATTGGGTTGCAAGCCTGATGTAGACCGCGGTTTGAGAACCACCGGAGTGGTAGTGCCATGGCGGGGCACCAGTCCCCTCGTCACGCCCCATGATATGGTGTCCCACCGCAGGGTCGGTTCCGGTGTTGCTCACTGAAAGCCAGCTGGCTGGCCCCGTGCCGTTACCGACCCCCGTGGCGGCCAAACCGGCGGGAACCGGGACGTCAGACTGTTCAGCTGAGACCACCATTGGGTCATAGACAGCCCAGGAAATGTAATTCTGTGACTGACTCAACATCGTGTCCACCCACAAGGGGTAGGCTGGCTGTCGCATCAACAATGTTCGAATGGGGCCCGTGGCCTCATCGGAGCTGATAGGGACATTCCACTGGGCGGGATAGTTGTAAGACAACACCGCGGTCCTTTCCAGAGCGGGGAAGGAAGGGAACCGAGTTGGAGGGTGCATGTGAGGTAGGGCAATTGCCCGTGCCAGTCCGTCGATCCCGCGATTTTGGAACGTGGCTGATACCTGTTCCATTGCTGTCGCTGTGGCTGATACACAACAGAAAGTCGCGGGAAAACCGATTGTCCTGCGCCGCCCGCGGAAGTGCAATGTTCGCTCGCACACCCGACTTCATCCGCCGCACTTTTGACTCGGGGAACCTCCCCCCTCACCAAAGCCTCGGCGTCCGCCGGGTCCTGCGCTCGTCCCTGTAGCAGTTTTTAAGCTGTTCGGGTCCTGTTCCCGTATCCAGGTATCATGCACCTCCGCGGTCTCACGAGACAATCGCTTCTCGGGCTACAAAATTTTGTCCCGCCCAAATGGTCGCAATCTAGGCGGGGTCCGGTCCGTGCCGCATTGTGCCGGCTCTCCTAGCACTCTGCAGCAAATATCATCGAGAGAAAAGTGTGCTCGAGCATCACGAATGGGTGAGGCTGAGCACGCACAAATTGTGCAAAGTCATCATAGACCTCTCGTGGAATCCGGCGCACGCGTAGGAAGCGTTCGACTCCCTCCGCGCACAGTGTGCCCCGAGCCTCATTTTTCCACATGGGGTTGTGTGGATTGAATGCCTGCGTGAAAAGCGCAGTCGGGCCCTTGGTGGTCTGGAGAATCCAAGGGCACAAAATGCTCATCACAGGACAATGTGGGGCAATCACCAACAGCTGCCTGGCCACACCTCTCAACCAGGCAACTGGGTGTATGGGGCTCTCAAATTGAAAGAAGGCATGCCGGAGTCGCCGCCCGGGCTCAGGCGCCCACTCCCAACCAGCCGTCGACAAGACAGGCTGCTGAGCGAGAAAAGTGCCCAGCTCAAAGTCTTTCTCCGTCTTGACCTTGATGTCAAAGCCTGCCGCGTTCCAAACACGTTTGTATCTCTGCATCCAAATGTCTGTCCCGACGGCCTCGCGGCCAGGGCCGCAGTTCGTGGTCGCGTCCTGCGAAACATACAAAAGGCCGTCGTCACCGCTGGCGGCCATGTGGAAATCCTCCAGGGCTTCCACCATTTTACCAATTGCCCGCAAGACGGCTCCTGTGGGGTCAGCGCGGTACCCCCGGGGGTGGAATTCAGCCATCTTGATTTGCCCAGCCCACTCCTCGTGGCCTGGGACCTCGACCCACTCAAAAATGTCGTACGTGGCGTGTGCATATGCTGCCCATCTGATCAGAATCGCCATCAAAGAATTCTTGTACGACGTGTCGGGGACCCCGCTTGGGTTGATGTGAGAGACTCTCCCGCGGTATGCACCCACCTTGACGGTGACATACTGGATGGCGTCGTACAACTCCTCGAGTTTCCCGAAAATTCCGGAACTGCGGGCACAGGCGGGGAACTGAATGTGCCGCACCTGGCGATGGAATTCAAACGAGTCCGGATTGTGGTTGGCGTCCATCGCTAAAATGTCGTCCACCACGACGAACGGGCGCCCATACACCGACACACAGCCCTTCAACCAGCCGGCTAGCTGGTCGGGGGTGGCCGACCCGGCATAGAACATTCTGGAGTCCGGGGAAAATATGGCA